AAAATAAAAGATAGTTGGATAGAAAACTTTAATATATTTTTAGAGGAGGCCGAAAATTATATTGATACTTTTACAGGAAGAAACTTTAAGGCAGATACAGAAGCGTCAGCAAAAGTTTATGATGGCAATGGAACAAGAGAGCTGATAATAGATGATTGTGTTTTGATAGAAAGTATTAGCATATATGACGGAAGCACGACAGAAGAACTTGACTCTGATCAGTTTTTTACTTATCCAGCGAACGCAACACCTAAATTAAGAATAGAAATTGGCGACGAAGAAACAAGCTATTTTATTAGGGGACAACAAAATATAAGCGTAATGGCAAAGTGGGGATACTCAGTGGTGCCACCGAAGGAAATAGAGTTTGTTGCGTCAGTTATAGTTGCAGGAATGATAAACTATGCTTACGAGCATAATTCAGAGGTAGAATCAGAGTCAATTGACGACTATAATGTTAGTTATAATAGAAAAGAAGATTGGGTAAAATACGAAAGAGCAAAGGAGATTTTAGAAAAGTATAAAAAAATATCTTTTTAATATGGCAATAGAAAACTTTTTTACAACAAGGTTCACAATAAAAGGCCTTGAAGATATTGAAGAAACAGACAAGGAAGAGTTCGGAGAGGAAAGCAATATATATTACTGTTACTTTAGAGTTTTTTCAGGAGAACTTGAGTCGTTTTTTGATGGAGGAACACGAGAGGTATATCAGATTTGGTTTGATAAAGATATTGAGTTGAAACAAGGAATGGTTGTTGTTATAGACAGCGTAGAATATCAAGTATCGTCAGTCAAAAATAATGATACAATGGTTGGCAGAAATATGTCAGGCAATAAGCATAAAAAGGCAATAATTTATAAAGTAGTTTAATATGTATCAAATAGAGATCAAAGGATTTGCAGAGTTTAATAGAAATCTTGAAAAAGCAGGAGGCGACCTTGAGAAACAATTAGGGACGGCAATTTCAAAATCAATTTCTTTAATTAGCAGAAATGCAAAAACAAAAACACCGGTAAGGACTGGAAACTTGATCAAGGGATATAGGACTAAATATGGAAAGCTTGAAGGAGTCTTGGCGAACATAGTCAAATACGCGCCATATGTAGAGTATGGAAGCAGCAAGCACAGAGTCAGCTTCACAGGTAGGTTTTATCTTAAAAAAGGAGTGGAGCAATCTATGGGAGGAATCAATGAGTTTTTTTCAAGAGCATTAAAAGATGTTGTGGTCAGGATTAGCAATCTATGATATAATAAGGAAAATGGCATATACAGATATTAAAACAGTAATAAAGGGAAAGTTAGAAGCGCTTAAAGATGATAATGAAAAGACATTGTTGAGGGAGGTTTTTCTTTTTGATTCTAATAAATCAACTGGTTATCCTTACGCAACAGTAGTTCAGTCAATATCAGAAGGAGAAATAATTGATAATACGAGAGTTGAAAGGATTTACGAAATAGCAGTTAAGGTTTTTCAAGAAATTAGCGAGGGAGGAAAATCAAACGAAGAAGCAATGACACTAATGACTACGATTGAGGACGAAATTATTAATATGTTTGATAGCGACAGACAGTTGACTGTAAATGGAGTTCCTTCGTGCGAGAGAGTAGAGATCGTAAGTGCTAATAAAGATTATGGCACGAATGAGTCGCCGTATATTATACTTAATTTTCAAGTGAGATGTATAAAAATAATAGATAAAACTTGTTAAATATGGAATATAAAAACAAAACAAAAAAGGATTTAGTTTTAATGGGATACGGTAAAGTTAAGGCCGGTGCAACAATTAAAACAAATAAAAAAATAAATAACGCAAACTTTGAAGAGGTAAGCGTTAAGAAAGAAGAAGAAAAAATAATTAAAGATAAAGAAATAAAAATATGACATCAATAGTAGATAAAGGATATTTAGCAGTTAAGCCCCAAGCTTCAGCTAATACTCCGGTAATACCAACAATTTTTTTACCATATATTACAGACAATGTAATAACAAATCAAAACTTTGAGCGCGATATGAGATTGTTCGGAATTGATTGGTCAGGATTAGATATTTTAAGAGGTTCAAAAGAACACGCAGGAGATATTGAGTTTTATGTTGATCCGTTCACAGTCGGACATTTTTTGAATATGGCTATGAAAAAAGGAGCAACAACAAATGACGGAGGTTCGCCATTAGTTTATACACACCCATTTACAGCAGAAGATTCAGATAGATATACGATTGAGTTTTCAGTAGGTGGATATTACACAAGGAGATACTTTGATGTTCGTGTTAATACTTTAGATATTAGCATTGATAATGGAAAGGTTAAAGGGACTGCTAATGTTAGAGCAGGAGGAGAGTGGAGTGTAAGGAACTTAAAAACAGCATTGTCAGGAGCAGTAACAAGTTTGACTTTTGATCAATCATATTCAAATTACCCAGCAAAGGGATTGGTAGCAGGAGATACATTGATTATAGGAAGCACAGAGGTTGAAATAACAGGAGTTGCTTCAGATCTTCAAAGTGTAACATTTGGAAGCAAATCAATAACAGCTTCAGCAGGGGACGCAATATACTTAAAATGTCAAACACCAAGCTATGAAGACAAGAGGCCAATCCTTATGTTTGAAAATGTATTGATTGGAGCAGGAGTTGACGCAGCAACAGCACTAACAAATGCGACTTGTGCAAATCAGACACAAGTAAATGAGATTTCATTAAGCGTTAATAATAATTTATCAGCAGATCCTTTAAGTGGAGACGATTGTGGGCCAAGAAACATACAAGCAACAGTTAAAGATGGATCGTTAACTATAAGGAGGTTGTTTTCAGATATTAGTCAAGTTCAGAAATGGATAAATGCAAGTAAGCAGGCGTTTGTGATTAAAATGCTTGGGACATTAGGAAATAGCACAACAAGAGAAGAGGTAAGAATTACTATTAACAACGCAAAATTGATAACCAATAATAATCCGGTCAATCAGGGAGGGTTTGTTTATGACGAGCAAGAGTTTGCATTGCTTTATGATGAAGACGACGCACAGGCAATCAAGGTTGAGTTGTTTAATTTAGAAGACGGAACTGATTACTAATTGGGGATAAACTGGGGAAAACGTGGGATATATATGTAAAGAAACTTTACACAGTGTAAAAAAACTTTACACGGTATGTAAAGAAACTTTACACCGAGTGTAAAAAAACTTTACACTATATATATAATATAATAATAATATAATAATATATATAAAAATTATGAGAGAAACAAAAAAAATCATTCTACCAAAATCAAATATCGTAGTAGAGATTTATACCTACCTTTCACAAAGAGGATATGAAGCAATTAAAGAGCCATTTTTTAGAAATGAAAAATTAAAGTTTATCCAGGGGAAAGGAATAATTGCTGAAGAAGATAAAGAAATATCAATGGAGGCAATGAAAGAGGCCAACGAGGCGAACATAAAATATATGCTTCATTCTTTCGATGGAAACACCGGATCGCCTGATCAGCTCCTTGATATGACAAAGGACTTAAATCAAAAGGATTATAGTTTTATTGTAGAGGAAATAAATAAAGTAACGAAAGAGTCAGAAGAAGAAGAATTAAAAAAAAAGTCAGAAGATCAAACATAACAACGATATGTGTTCAAATGGGTTGGACATATGAGCAATATATGGAGCAACCTGATTGGCTAATAAGAAACATTTTTAATCAATTAAAAGAAGAAAATGATAGGAGGAAGCAATATAAATCTAACAGCAGTAATAAAAGCAAAGGACGAAGCGTCACAGGTTTTTAATAATGTTGGAAAATCAAATCAAAAACTAATTGGAGGATTGAAAAATCTTGGGATTGCCGGTGCTGCCGCAGTAGCAGGTATTGGTATTGCAAGCGTAAAAATGGCATCAGATTTTGAAAAATCAATGGCCAATGTTTCAACTTTAGTAGATACCTCAAAAGAAAGTATGAAAGATATGTCTGATGAGGTTCTTGAAATAGCAAAAAGAGTTCCGGTAGAAATTAGCGACCTTACTACTGCATTGTATGATGTTAGGTCAGCAGGTATTTCAGCAGAGGACGCAATGATGGTTCTTGAAAAATCAGCAATGTTAGCAAAAGCAGGGCTTGGAACAACACAGGAGGCAGTAAATCTTGCGACTTCAGCGATCAATTCTTTTGGATTAGAGGGAGAGGAGGCAGCGAAAGTTTTTGATACAATACAGTTAACGGTGAAAGCAGGAAAAACAAACATAGCAGAACTTGCTCAATCTTTTGGTATGGTTTCAGGTGTTGCAAGCACAGCAGGGGTTTCTGTTAATGAGTTAATGGCAGCAACAGCAGCGCTAACTACTTCAGGATTAAAAGCAAGTGTTGCTCAAACACAATTAAGATCAGCTATTTTATCAATTCAAGCGCCGACTAAAGATATGAATGAACTTATATCAGGGCTTGGATACGAGTCAGGAGCAACTATGATTGAGCAGTTGGGACTTGTTGAAAGTATGAGGCAGATTAGCAAAGAAGCAGGAGGAAATGTAGAGATCCTTAAAAAAGCATATGGTTCGGTTGAGGCATTGGGTTCTTCACTTGCACTAACAGGAGCGCAAGGAGATGCGTTTGTAGATACATTAACAGCAATGGAAAATGGATCAGGAACATTAGACAAAGAGTTTGCTAAGGTTAAAGAAACATTTGACGCTTCATGGAAATTATTAAAAAATAATTTTAATGTTGAAATGATTAAACTTGGAGAAGAGATACTGCCGAGGATAATAGAGAGATTGCCTGATATTATAAAAGTAATGGAAGCAACATTTAATGGCCTTGAGAAATTACTTGATGGCGCTCTTTGGCTTATGGACGCAGCAGAAAAGGTAGCAGAGTTTTTAGGAGGTGGAGAATACAATAAGGCAAGTTCAGCATATAGAAAAGAGGTCGTTGATGGAAAAACACAACTTGTTTTGAAAGATGTTTATAGAGATGATTTTGTTTCAGATGGTAGTGTAGGAGATTATATGAGGCAGAACAAAATAGCGCCGACAAATCAGGCGACTAATTATAGTTTTGTTTTTAATGGAGATGTAAATGACGAGCAAAAATTATCAAACTTGATTAAACAATCAATAAATAGAGATTCGTCACTTAAATTATACGGAGGACAATGAGCAATTCAATAAAATATGACAACACAGAGATATTGACAACTGCTTATGGAACAAGGTTCGCTAAGCACGAGTCGGCAACAGAGAGAGAATTAAACTTTTTATCTTTAGCGAGAGATGACGGGGCAGTTTTAGTTAGCGATAAAAGGGGGGTTAAAACAATTTTTTTAGAAGGAGTATTAACAGCAACAGATAAAGATACACTTGATTCAGCTATTGATAGTTTCAAGGAGCTTTTTTCAAGGCAAAATAAGAATCTTGATATTTCTTGGAATAGTAGTACAAGAAGATATGTTGCAAATTGTGTTAATCATAATTTTAATAGAGAACATTTTAATCTTAATTTTGTTCCGTGGACAGCAGAGTTTGTAGTTTTTAGTGGAGTAGGAAAAGATACCACCATAACAGCAGAGAAAAATGCTGTTTCTGTTAATGATAATCCTTATGCTTGGAAGTCAACATTTGCCGGGTCAGCAGAGCCAAAGCCATTGATTACATTATTATTTGGAGCAGGCCATACTGCACCGAGAGGAATAGAACTAAAAAATACAGATAATGATCAAAGGTTGGTTTATAATAAACAAAGTGGAGTATTAGTTAATGGAGATTCTATTGTTTTTGATTTAGAAGAAAAAAAAGTAACGAGAGGTGGAGCAGAGGAGGGATTTTATGGATTATTTCCTGAAATGATTGTAGGAGATAATAACCTACAAATAAAGATTGGAAACATAATTGACCAAGAGTCAACGCCACCGGCCTCGCCAACAGAGTCAGTTTTAATATATGAGGTGGCCGGAGTGGGAAAGATATTAGCATCAGAAAGTTTCGTAGTTCCATACAAGGACAAAACATATAGAAATATATATCTTTATATCAAAAAGAATGGAACGCCACCAAATCCATTGAGTGTTAGGATTGAAACAGATGATGGTGGAGAGCCGTCCGGCAGTTTAGTTTCTGTAAATGCCTATGGAACTATATCAGAGGGAATAGTCAGCACATCTTGGGGTTGGTGTCTTTGCACTCTTAATGCAGACATAGAATTAGAAGCTAACACACCGTATTGGATAGTTTTAGAAATGGCTGATGGTGCTTCAGGAAACTCTTTTGAAATATCGTCATTTAGTAAAAATTACCTAAAGGGAAATAATGCAGTATTAAATCCAGCAACAAGTTTATGGGTAGATTATCCAACTAAAAATCTTGGATTTAGATTAAATTATGGAGGGGCTTCAGACGGAAGTTTGGGAACTATAACTTTAGATGTAGATTATTATAAAAGATACCTATGAAGAATATAGCGATTAAAATATACAGTCCTCAGGGAGAGTTTTTGAAAGAGTGGAAAAATGGAAAGTTAGACGGATTTACTAAAGAAATTAACTCTGGGCTTGGAGAGTGCTTAATTACATTGGGGGAAAAAATGGACTATCAAGGGATTGATCTTTCTCTTGGAAACATATTAGATATTCTTGTTGCTGATAAAAATACAGAAGGAGGATATGAAAGAGTTTATTCAGGATATATTTCTATGATTGAGCCAATAATAGATGGTTACAAGGAGGAAGTATTAGTCCACGCATTAGGACATCACACAAAGTTATCACTTGATATTTTGAAAAGTGGAAGTCAGGTTGTTTTGTACTCAGACGTTACTGATGGATTAACTATAACAAGTCCAGGTTCAGCAGCAGATTCAGGGTTGATTATGAGGGCCATAATTGAGCGCTATAGGGCAGAAACAGATAATCCAATAATATACTCAACATTGAGTAGTATTGAGCTTACAGGCGAAAATGTGGAGTATAAAATATCATTAAAGAGATATAAAGAGGCGATAGATAGTATAACATCGATGTTTCCTGCAGGATATTATTGGTATCTTGATCAAGACGGTCTTTTTTCAGCAAAATCAAAGCCGACAACACCAACTCATTATTTCCAATTTGGAAAGCATTTTAAGTCAATAAATATAGAGAGGTCAATAGAAAAAACAAGAAACTTTTTGCTTGTTTGGAACGGAGTTTCTTCAGGAGGCATATTGAATAGTTACAAAGATGATTACTCAATTTCAAAATACGGAAGAAGGTCAGAGATAATAATTGATTACGGAATTGAAAGTTCTGCAACAGCAGATTTAATTGGAAATAGGTTTATAACAGAAAATAAAAGTCCTTCAGTAAAATTAGTTTGTGAAATAATTGATAATAACATAGACGATGTTAACGGATATAATGTTGAAAGCATAAATCCCGGAGATACTTGTAGGTTTGTTGGATTTGACGCTTCACTGATAGATATTTTAGAAGACAATATGTTAATTACAAAGGTCGATTACAGATTTGACTTCGCAATAATAGAGGTTGAACTTAAAAAAGGAGGGATCGTAGATTGGCAAGAGAAGACAGCAAAAAAGTTGGACGCATTGTCAGGTTATGATTGTCCTGAAACTTATTCTTAAAAAAATGGAAATTACTTGGGAACTAATAACATTTATAATAGGTATAGCAATTAGTGTGTCCACTATAATATCAAAACTTTTTATGAGATATTTAGAAAGCAGAATCAGCAACTTATCTTTAACGATAGAAGAACGCAAAGACGATTGCGAGGGTCTTGATAAAAGAATTGAAGAGATGGAAAAATACCATATTGAAACAAGGGTGTCTTTAGCACAGATTGGAAAAGATATTGAATACATTAAACAAGAGAATAACAAAATGGCCATTAACATTGAAAAGATACTAAATAACAATTGTAGAAAATGAAAAATTACAACGGAGCATTATTTGATCCTATTGACGAGAGAGATTACCAAATGGAAGAGGTGGCTTGTTATGCACCAGTCAAATGGGAAGAAAAGAAAACATTTAGAAGTTTTCCAGTTAAGAACCAAGATGGCTCAGGAAGCTGTGTTGCTAATTCTGTCGCTAAAATACTCGGCATAGAAAATTATCTTGAAGAAGGAGAATACCTTGAATTATCAGCAAGGGACGTTTACACCAGACGAACTAATGTTGGAATGGGAATGCACTTTAGAGAGGCGATGAAGATAGGTAGCGAACAAGGTGCTACACTTGAGCATTTAATGCCTTCAAATGGCAGAAATGAAGCTCAAATGAATGACGCAATAGACAGGACTCCTTATAAGGAAATAGTCGGAAGAGTGGCAAGGGGTGGAGCGTATGTCGCAACACCTTTTAATATAGACAAAGTAGCAGAAGTAATTGCAACAGGAAAAGGAGTATTGCTTGGATTGAGATTTAATTATAATGAATATAACAAGCAGGTTCCTGAAATAAAAAATGGAGCAATACTTGATTGTCATCACGGAATAGCAGGAGTAGATTATACTCTTTACAATGGCAAGAGAGCTATTATAATAGACGAAAGCTGGGGCGTTGGAAATGTAACGCAGAGAATTATCACAGAGGATTGGTTCACTATGGGAAGAGTAACAGCAAGTTGGTATTTTGAGGATTTGAAAAATAGTAGAGCGATAAATGATGTTGTGAATAGTGATATACCAAAATATCAGTTCACTAAAGATTTATGGTTCGGAATGAGAAACGCAGACGTTGTTAAGTTGCACGAAGTTTTAATCGCAATGGGGCTATTGGATATTAAAGAGCCAACAGGATACTTTGGAAACTTGACTAAACTGGCAGTGATAGCATATCAAGAATTAAAAGGAATTAGACCATTAAGTGGTTATGTCGGACCACTTACAAGAGCAGAGTTAAATAAATAATTATGAAACAAATTATAAAAAGTGCGTTAATGAGATTTTTAAGAGGATTTATAGCAGGAGGTATCGGAGCAATGGCGTTGATCCTACCAGTTGGAATACAAAACTTCAACGATCTTTCAAGTTGGTTAGTAGCATTGCTATTAGCAGGAACAGTAGGAGCAATATCAGGAGGAATACAAGCGTTAGATAAATACTTCAGGGACTCAAAAGAAGAAGTAAAAGTAGAAGTTAAGAAATAAAGGTCGTAACAAGAATAACTAATAAAATAAAATTATGATTTTTGAAGAAACACAAGAGGAGGAAACTACTCCTGAAGAATTAGAGTCATTGTTAGAGGAAGAAGAAATTGACGACGAGGACGAAGAAGAGGAAGAGGAAATGGACGACGAAGAAAATGACTGCTGTAATGGTTGCGAGATATAAGAAATAAAAAAGCCAACCTTAACGATTGGCACAAAAACGTCTTTTTAGTTTTACTTCACTATATTAGACGGAAAAAGTCAAGGTTTATTACAATAAAATAAAGAAGTCCTGCACCCACCTGTAGGGCTTTTTTGTTGTTGTGGAAAACTGGGATTGCAATTCTACGCATTGTATTATACTATTATATTATAATCAAGTCGATAATAATTTGACAATAAATTGATAGTGTGTTAGGATCTAAATATAAGATAATAATAAATAAAAAATATGAACCAATACAACAAAAAAACAGGAAAAGTTTACGAAGGAAGAAATCAAGCAGAGTTGTTAAATGCAAAAGAAAATAACAATTATCAATCAGACGAATGGTTAACATTTTTACAAGCAAGAGAGTTAGGATTAAAAATTAAAAAAGGAAGCAAGGGAGTAGGAATTTTCAAAGGATTTGGAAAAATAGAAAAAAAAGACAAGGACGGAAAAATAAAGGTCGAGTCAGGACATTATGGATTCGCAAAAGTATTCAATATGGATTGCACAGAGAAAGTTAAGGTGGAAGCATAAGCTTCTACCAATAGAAAACAAATGAAAAACAAAGAAGAAATATTAAAAATGATTGACAATATAATTAATCAAGCAGGAGAAGAAGGAGAACTTTATACCTGCGAATTATTAGAAGAATTAAAAGAGAAAATTGATAAAAGTTTTTAAAATATGGAAAATAAAATAAAAGAAACAAAGGAAATATTAGAAAGGTTCGGAATAACACCAACACAAGAAAATATTGAATTAGCAATGAGATATGATCAAAATAATCTTATTGTAAATTTAGAGAACGCAGCAATTAGTTATTTTGAAACATTAAAAGGAGCAATAAAAAAATAAAAAAATGATATATAAAATACAAATAGAAATAAACGGAGAGATTATGGAAACAGAAGTATCAGCTAAAAGTATAGAGGAGGTTGAAGAAATGATAAAACTAAATACATCTATTTTGCAAGAAACAGAAAATAATTAATAGATAAAAATAATTAATTAATATAAACAAATATATGAAAGTAAAAGAACTAATAGAAATACTAAAACAGCAAGATCAAGATAGAGAAGTTTATCTATCAAGAGATTGCGAAGGTAATAGTTTCGGAACAATAGGAGAAAGTAGTTTTGAAGAATACAGAGAAAATATCTTATTGATATATCCTGAAGAGGAATATGTTGATTTAGAAGATATTGACGAAGATAATAATGAAATTGATGAAGATGTAGCAGGATCTCATCAGAACGGCGAAAGATAATAAATAATAAATAAAAAATATGGAAAAGAAAATAAAACAAACAAAGGAGTTATTAGAAAGATTCGGAATAACTCCAACGCAAGCCAATATTGAGCTTGCAATGAAACAGAATAATCTGTTGGTAGATTTAGAAAATGCAGCAATTGGATATTGGGAAAGTGAAATAAAAAAGAAAAACAGAATAGAGATGCTTGAAAAGCTTACATATTTCAAAAAAAATGTTCAATGCAGGGTAAGGATAGGGGGAAAGGTGGTTGAGTTTATTAAAACTTGGGAACACGATGATGCAATGGGGGATAGTGATTATAGCTGGAAAATAACGAGTGGTCAGGAATTGTTAACAGATGAAGAGTTTAACGAGATAGCAGATTTTATAGACATTGAGATTGTAGGTTTATAAAGGTCGGAATCATAATAAGATAATTAAAATATAAAATTATGAACAAAAAAAATATAGAAGTTAAAAACGATAAGGTAGAGATAAAAATAGATTTCCAATTAGTGTGGAGCTTTATGTGGAGATGGATAGTAATAGTAATGGGAACGTCATTTGTAGCAGGGTTGATAATATCAGTATTATGAACAAGGGACACTCAACAACAGAAGCACTAATCAAGTGGATATTAATAATTATAATCGGTGGGTCAGTGATATATGGACTTGCAATATTGTTAAGCTATGGATCCGACAATATTGATAAACAGTATTGCTACGGATTACAAGCTCAAGCCGAGCAGTATAAAAACTTTGGTTTTAGCAAGGATAATGTAGGAGGTTTCTACATTACCAAGCTGGATAAGGAGCAATGCGACCATTTCGGAATTAAAATTAACGCAGTAGTAAGATAAAAAAATATGACAAGAGAAAACATTAAAAATTATTTATTAGAAAAGACAGACATAGTAAATGGCCTTGATCAAAATATATTGATAGCAAATGCAACACAAGAACTTTATAATGAAGATTTAATAAATTGCGATTTTAATTATAGAGAGTGCGAATGTGATAGTTGGCTACAATGTGAGTATTTTTCAGAAAAATTAAATCACACAATCATAGTAGATTATGATGTAAGAGGAGAATACGAGAGCATTGATGATTTAATAGATACGCTTGCTATGTATATGGAACAAGTGGACGCAATTGAAGCAAGAATAATTTGACAATAAGTTTATATCAATATATAATAAATATATAATAATAAAAATAATAATATGGCAAAAGAAATAGTTAAAAAAGAAGATAGCTTAAAGGCGTTTGAAAAAAACTTTCAAGAATCAATAATCAAGGCCAAGGAGGGACTTGAATTATTAAAAGAAAATGCTCGCTTTAAGATCAACTCGCAGAAGAAGTTAGAGGAAAGCAAGGAGATTATGGTTAGTGTTAAGGAGGAAAAAGAAAACGCTAAACTTTTAAGGGACTGGTATTACAAACCAATATATGATTTTTCTCAATTGATTTATAGGCCAATAAAGGAATATGAGGACGAAGTTAAAAAGATTGAGGACTTTCACAAAGCAGAACAGCTTGCTTGGTTAAGAAAATTACAGGAAGAAGAAGACAAGAAAAGAAAAGAGATTGAGGAAAAATTAGAAAAGGAAGAGATCAGTTTAGATCAAGCAGGGAAGAAATTAGAAAAAGTAGAGTCAAAGGTCGAGGCAATCAAAGGAGTAACTACGAGAAGGGTAGTCAAGATTGTAGATTTTGCCAAAGTTCCTGATAAATACAAATTGCCTAATATGCCATTATTGAATGAGGATATTTTAAGGGGCAATGTAGAAGTTCCGGGAACACAAGTTGTAGAAGAGCAATCATTAAGTAATAGATAAAAATATGGAAAAGAAAACAACACAAAACAAGGTTAAGAAAACAACAAAAAAAGTAGCGCCAAAAAAGAAGGAGTTAGTTGTAAAAGAGCAACAAGTAACTGATCCAGCTTTATTAACTCAAGCAAAGATTGACTTGATTAAAAGGACGGTGGCAAAGGGAGCAGATAACGACGAACTTCAAATGTTTTTAACAGTTTCAGCGAGAGCAGGATTAGATCCTTTCACTAAACAAATACATCTTGTAAAGAGATGGTCTAAGGCAGAAGGTAGAGAAATAGCCACTATTCAAACAGGAATTGATGGATACAGGGCCATTGCTGAAAAGACAGGAAAGTATGGAGGTTCAGACGATGCAACATTTACCTTTACTAAAGAGGGGGGCAAAATACCGGAAAGCGCAACAGTAAAAGTTTTCAAGGTAATGGGAGATAGAACCATAGAGATTAAAGCAACTGCTTACTGGGACGAGTTTTTTCCTTCAAACGAAAAGCTTGCGTTTATGTGGAAAAAAATGCCTAAACTAATGTTGGCAAAATGTGCAGAAGCGTTAGCATTAAGAAAAGCATTTCCTAATGTTTTATCAGGAATATATACTCACGACGAACTTGATCAGGGAGAGGGTGAGCAGAAGGACAATAAAAAATCAACACTTGATAATTCAAAAGCATATATATATTCAGCAAAATCTTTAGAACAGCTTGAAGATTTTAAGGGAAGGATTGAGAAAGCAAAGATGGACGAGAAGACAAGGAAGAAGCTATTGAAATACTGCGAAGAAAAACACGAAGAGTTAAGTATGGCAGTTGATGAAGCCGAAGTATTATGAAAGAACATTTTAGTTACAGTCAATATACTCTTTTCAAGAGCAGTCCTCAGTGGTATTTTAAGAGGTATTTCAAGGGGATTAGTTATGACGGAGGATTTGAGTTTGGTAAGAAGGTATCAAACAAACTTGAACACGACGAGGGCGATGATATAGAATTAAATCTTTTAGATGCTTTTATTAAAAAATATCCGATTATGAATTATGAAATTGAATGCGAGTTTGAGGGCATAAAATTAAAAGGAGCATTTGATGGATTTGATGAAGACAAACTACATCTTGGAGAATATAAAACTGGAGATATAAAAAATCCGTGGACACAAGCTAAGGCAGATAAGCATATACAAATTGATTGGTATTATCTAATGATTTATGCAAGGGACAAGAAACTGATTAATAAAGCGACACTTCATTATATTCCAGTGCAAAGGATAAAAAGTCCGAATGGTATATTGTTAAAAGAAGATATTATTTTTGAGAAGTTAAGAGATTTTGAAACGAAGAGAACTCTTGGGGATATAGCAAAACTTGGAGTAGACATAAAAAGAACTTGGAAGCAGATACGGGAAATGTCAGATTTTTATCTACTTAATGGTTATGTAATAATTAAAGGTAAGAGATATGAATAACTTAACAACATTTCAAGAAAAAACATTAAAGGTCGTAAAAGAAGCAAGCCGAGCAAGGCCGGTAACAGCAAAAAGATTAGCTTTTATTATTAACTTAAAAGAAAATCCAGGGAAAGAAGGGGCCAATATGAGATCCATTATTCACGCATTAAGAGTTAAGGGGTATCCAATATGCGCTAACGGTAAGGGATATTATTATGCTCAAACATCAACAGAACTTTCAGAATATATAGTTTCATTAGGCACGAGAATAATGAAAGTAGAGGAGGCTGTTAAAGGACTTCAAAAAAGTTTTGATAAGGTTAGGAGTGTCCGGTGCGCCAATCAAGAACAGATAACAAGGTTATTTTAGTTGACAATAATTTTATAGAAAGTTATGATACAGATATGAAAAAAAGATTAAATAGAAAAATCAGAGAAAATCAAGTAATTGCCTTTATAGGTAAATATGAAAAGAAGAATAGTTATGCGCCTACTTATTCAGAGATCGCCGACGAATTAGAATTGTCAATGCAACAAATTTTTAATATCACAAAGGGGTTAGAAGAAAAAGGTCAAATAATTAAAACTAATGACAGGAACAGAAAGCTTGTTGTTAATAAGAAATAAAAAATATGAACTTAAATAAAGTAATACTCTGCGGAAGAGTAACAAAAGCACCTGAAATACTGATGACACAGTCAGGACACAAGGTTGCTAAAATATCACTTGCAACAAATGAGTATCAAGGAAAAGATAAACAAGATAAAACAACATTCCATAACTTAGTGGCGTGGAATAAAATAGCAGACATTGCTCAACAGTTTGTTGTTATGGGACACGAGATTATGATTGAGGGAAGAATTGACAATAGATCTTATGAAGACAAGAATGGAGTAAAGAAATACATATCAGAAATTATAGTTGAAAGGTTACAGCTTGGAAATAAGCCAAGGCCAAAGACAGCAGATCAAGCAGATCCTAATTTAACATCAAACTATCAAGCACCAAAAGAATATCAGCCAATAAAAGAAAATGACGACATTCCGGTAATAGAGGACATTGACGAAATAGATATTAGTTCAATTCCATTCTAAAATACAAGGTTATGGCTATAAAAAAAGAAAAATTAATATGTGGGAAAAAGGAGGCAGATATTAGAAAGATATATTTTTCTAAAAAATTACCTAATTTTCTTACAGAAATACAAGCAAATAATAAAATAACAGAAAAAGAATTAAAGGACCTTGTAGAATTATTAGGAAAGTTTAGAAGTGAAGAAAAAGAAATAACAAGTAAAATTGCAAAGGAGGTTGGAGTTGAGGCACTTGGAATAACAGAGGTAGCACCTCCAACGATAGAAGAGCTTACAACAGAAATGAGCGAAGAAGAAAAAACAAAGTTTGAAACTTGGAAAGCAGAAGTTGATAAGGCCAATGAAACAGTTAAGAGTATTATTAGGGAGGCAACACAAACTGCTTTTGCAGGCAAAACAGTTGATAGAGAAAAATGGCTTGACTGGGGACTAACCATTGCAAATCTTTCAAGATATATTGACGCTGATAGAGTTTATAAGGATCAATTATACAGAAAGAGAATGATTGATATTATTGACAGATATGGCGTTTCAAGGAAAGAGGCAGAGGAAAGGTCGAAAATAACAAAAGAGTATGCTGATTATAAAAATGCTATTTTATTTAAGGATAATTTAGAGGAGATAATCAGGATATGCAAGAAGAAGGGAGGTTACGACTATTGATTTATGGATAAAGGACTGCTTTTTATAAAAATAATGATATTGATATTGTTTATCGCAGGACTTCTTACAGGTTTAGCGATAGGAAGTAATAAGGATCCAGTTTGTTATTATCAAGGCCGTGATATTTTTATAAAAGCTGAACACTCACCAATCTTAATCAAGGAAAAAATCAATGCAGTGATTACTGCTTACAATACTGTCCCTGAACAAACTTGGGGAGACCCTTGCATATCAGCTTCGGGCGACAATATATGTGGAATGAGCAATGTAGTAGCTTGTCCACGATCAATCCCATTAGGGACTTGGGTAATGATAGATGAGGATTACTACTTATGCTTGGATAGGTTGGCTCTGAAGTATGATTATAGATTTGATATATCTTTTGATAAAGATATTCAAGGGGCAAAAGAGTTTGGTAAACAATATAAAGAAGTAATAATTCTACAATAATATGGAAAAAGAATTAGAAAAATTATTAAATAGCTTTAAGAATGACGATATTATTATTGATAAAGTTGAAGAATATTTAGACCAAAACTTCATTGGGAAGAAGGAAGTCAAAAAGATTCTTGAATTACGAATAAGAATATATGAAAGATTCCACGATGGTGACAGCGAAGATTTTGTTGAAGGTTATTTAGAAGGATTAGAAGAATTATTAGACATAATAAAATAAAGAAGTATGAACGCAAAAGAAGAATTTTTAGAAGCAATAAAGGGTGAAAAATTAGTGTGTGCTAAAATAGGATTAGATAGAGAAAATTGTGGAGATAAACCAGATTGGAAAATATTAAAACCTAATTATTCACAAGAAGATTTTGATAATTTCTGCAAAGAGTTAGACTTTAATTATGATAGTGGATTTGGTTCACAAGAATTATTTGGAACTATTCTTTTTGAAGATAGTTATTCTGATAGGCACGAATATGACGGAAGTGAATATTGGGATAATCATAAAATGCCGACCATAGAAGAAATAATTAACTAACCACATACAAAAGATATGGAAGAACAAAAAATAGGCAAGATATTAGAAAAAGGAGAGTCAACTTTCCGCAATGGTGCTGGTGGTGCTATTTGTGGAGGGGTAGTTAGTAAATCGGTTTTTGATAGCGACCCTTGGGCTTATATGATGGCTTGTTATATGGACGACGATAAGTTTGAGCAATATGTTAGTTTGAAAAAAGAGGGCAAAGATAAAGAGGCAACGGTGTTTTTTAATAATAATGCTAAAAGTGCAATTTAATTTATTATAAAGAACTATGAATAAAAAAGAAAAGTTTGAAAAAGCAATAGAGTGGTTAGAAGGTGCATCTTGTAACTGTGAAAACATTGAAAAATTAGGAACGATATCATTAGCCAAAATAGTTAAAGACCAAATTGATAATGCTATTAAATATCTTAATGACGAAGAAATAGATGAAGATGTTTTTGGTAAATAAATAATTAAAATAAACAAAGAAGTATGAAAACATTTATAGTATATAGAACAAAGGCAAGAGATGTAGTTAATGAGATAGAAAAAAATAACTACAACGAACCAGACCAAATACAATTTGAAGGAGTAGAATTTTGGGACGGCACAGTTGCTATTAGATGGCATACAGAAACAAGGTCAATGTCTTACTGGAATAGTATGGAAGATTTGAAGAAAGTCCATATTTATGCCCACCCAGATTATGGGACAAGAGTAGAATGGTCAGATGGTAAAATAGAGAATCTATAATTAACTAACCCCCTACAAAAGATATGACAAAAGAAACAAAAATAAAAGAATATAAATCAGACGCAGGAGCATTCGCAATAGGATTAACCAAAAAAGAAATTAAGATGTTAACTTTTTGGGCTTGTGTTGGAGTTGCTCGTTCAAAAGGAGGAATGTATGAACAGGTAATTCCATCTTTATTAAAATACTTTTCTAAA